CTATGGGCTGCTGTGGCTGCTGCTGTAGCGTGAAATAATGTACCTAACACCTGATCCCCCGAGATATGTAACCCCGAAACGGTATTGGCACCCGAGATATGAACTCCATCTCCACATACACCAGAGATTAGAATACCGTCTGTGGCAGTCCCGGCAAATGAAATACCAGTCACACCACTAAATCCACTTGTTATTGCGATTCCAGTTGTTCCATCCGCTGAGATAGAGATACCAGTTGTGAATGCACCAGCAATTGAAACAGGTATCGCTGCTGCTCCGAGGATTATTGCCTTATGTGTTGTATCATCATTAAGTAATAACCCTGTTATAGAGGATAGACCTCTTTTTATCCTTTGACTTGGGATAGAATTTATCCGAGCCTGAATTGTATCTACCATATTATCCTTTTTGCCTAAGTATTGCCATTAGGTCTTTATGAAAGGTCGGTTGCGCCTACTTCAATCCGTGTCATCCAGTTTTCGTTCAAGCGAATAGGAGCATACCAAAAATCAGCCCCGACGTAACCAAACATACCAGACGGGTTCGCATGGTTTTTGTCTTTTGATGAAATGATCGTAGGCGAAATAGCGGTTTTCCCATGGCCTTTAAGCGAAATATGTCCCCATGCGTCCTCTGCCATGACTACCATCGGATAAACATCAACTTTAGAGCTACCAGCAGAAACAAGGCCAGTAACACCGACTGACGCACCGGCTGCTAAAAATGGTGAGAATAAAGGAGAAGTTATAAACCGGAATTCTTCACAAGCCCCCAGTTCTCTTTCATGGATGGCCTTGATTCCTGTCCCATACTCAACTCTTTTTGTAAACCCTGGCAAATCCCGGACGTCCGCACTTAGATCAGTGTGAATGAAAACAGGATAAGCGGGTTCAACAGGAGATGTATCAAAGTTTGGCCCTGCGTCAATTTTGGATTGCACATGTTTACCGCGATTCTTCTCCATAGACCGTGCTGCCAACCTTAATTTTGAAAGGCTTATCGTCGTAGCTACTCCAGCACGTGTACTACCGTTTCCATAAATAACACTGGACCCTGCTTTAATTGCCCCGTAGCATACCAATTCTGATACTTCACCCATTGTTTCGCCTGTCAACTTTGACTGGTCTCCAGGGATATCATCCTCATACATCAGCTCTGCTTTGCTGGAAAACTTGAACAAAATTGCATACTGTTCGAGCGTAACGGATATGTCAGTATATGATATTGTATTTGCATTAGGCGTTATTCCTTCAGATGTAACAAAGTCTGACGGTGTGATAACAGGAGTTTCAGAATACCCGTCTGCCGGGTTGGCTTTGATTGACGAATTAAAAGGTCGTAACCTTCTAAAGACAAGGGTGTCTGTAGTGTTCAGAGGATGCGCTTTCTGCATTCCAAACGTTCCAAGAACCATTATTGAATCAGCATGATCGAGCATTTTCATTTCTGCTTTTATAATGTTCCTGGATGGTATAGGTGTTGAATAATTTTGCATAACATTGTTTCCTATTTACCTGGAGCCGCTTTTCCTTTCTCGCTCTGCTTTGAGTTCGTTCCAAACTGTTTGTCTCAACTCAGCTTCGCTCATATCGGCTTCGGCTTTTATTTTTGTTTGTTTGTGTTTGTTTGGACTGGTAACGTTTGTTTCCAGCCTTGACTTACGTTGGGATACTATATCCGATAAATTCTTCGAGGGTTTTGACTTCTTAAAACTGTTCAATACAGAGATACCATCTTCGGCTGTCTTTCCACTGGCGGCTTGGCGCCGGACGTGAATAGGTTGGGTCGAGAGCCACGTCTTGTACTCATTAGTTTGAACCGTTTTCTTCCAATCGGGATGAAACAATGTCAGTAATCTGACATCAAGGTCTTTATTCACTTGGTTATTAACTGGTTTTTGAGTAGACCTCAATAAGTCAATATCCTTTTTAAGACCCTTGAGCGAATCAGCATTCTCATTTATCTTGCTTGATACTGCCTCCGCTATTTCAGGGAAGTCCTCTTTCATCTCATCCCACGCCTCTTCTGATTTTAGAGCAGCGGCTATATCTTCTTTCGATGGCTTGTTTCTCTCTGCTTCTTCAGCCTCTTTTTTCTCTTTTGCCACTTGATTGGTTATAGCTCCTATTCTACTTTCTGTTTGTTTTAACCTGTTGTCTATATTGCGTAGGCCCCCAAGCTGGTTCGTTATGGATTCAAGCGTTTCTCTAACGGCGGGTGGTACTCCGGCGTAAGGGTCTGCTTTTTCTACATCCTTGACTTGTTCTTCGGGAATAGGTTCAACAATCGATGGGGATTCCCCTTCAAAAATTTCTTTCCTAACCTCTTCGCGCAATTTAGATTCTTCTGTGTCCATTTTTTCTCCTTCATTCAGCTTTATGATGAATGATAATAGGCGGTTTCCCGGCTACGTTAATATTTATTTTTTGGGAGATCTAAAATTTTCTTTAGTCTTCTTATCTCTCCTCTTATACACGCTGTCTTCGCAACGTCCATTGCAATACTGTCATTTAACCTTCTAAGTTTTTCTAACTCAATCTCACACCATTCTTTTATAAAAATCCACGTTGCCGAATGTGGATTAAAAGCGCCAGTGTCATTATTCCCTGGAAGCGTAGCCTTAAAAGTTTCTTCTTTCTTTATATTGAATAATTTAAAGAAATCACGCATTCTTAACGCCTTTAAAATTTCTGTCCCACTCTGACTCACCTATCTCAACCCAATTTTCACCGACATCTACGTTTGATTCAACGCAACTTATTCCGTGTCCTGTGATATCTGTTTCTTCGATAACAAACATTGCACCCCATCTATGTGTTTTAACTGTCCCTAATACTGCAATTGATCTACCCTTAACATGTTGATAGAATTTCCTGGGTTCAAATTTCATAATTAATCCTGGTATGCCCTTCCATCTTTCGCCCGTCCTTGTGGTTCAACGAGCGGTGTTGATACTTGAGGCCCTTCTTTGTCAGGCCCTGCTAATGATATTTGTGTTTTAAGTTTCATAGATGTTCCGGCCAAATCCGCTTTCACTTTATCGAGATTGATATTTCGTTTCTCAGCAAATTCCATAATTTTAACCTGTAATTCCATTTCTTTCATCGCTCTATCGTGCATCCGCCCTTTCTCAGCTTCTTGGGCTTTAAACCCTAAATCTCTTTCTGACATCGCCCCTTTTGTTTTGATCTCTTGCATATCTGATGCCTGTACCAGTTCAGCTTTCTTCAAGTCTGTTTGACTTTTCATTTGAGCTGACACTATTCTCGGATCTTGTTTTGGTGGATTTTTCTTGAGGGCTTCTTTGTCTCTTTTATATTCTTCATCTGATTTTAGTATATCTAAGTCCATTGACTTGAACATTTGACTAAAAGCTTTGTCCCAATCTATGCGCATACTGGCATCGGGGTCTGCTTTGAGAGCCATAACCTGCATTAACATCTTGGCTTGTTGATCTTTTTTTACCAAGGCCGACGTGCCACGTGGATTGACGTTATAATCGCCTTTGATCTCTTGGTTTTCATTGTATTGCATATTCCAGTCATAATATCTTTTTAAATGTTGAACAGTTATCTGATCATCAAACCGCTTAACTCTATTCCGCAAGCCTACATTAGCGGCGTCAACCATTATGTTTGTTGCGCCAAGTGTTTCAGGTGTCTTTTGCTGTTCGCCTTGAAAAATTGTTGGAATTGACGTCTCAAGATCTACAAATTTTAAAACGAGTTCAATGATTGATTCCAAATCTTTTTGATTATTGGCAACTTGAAATTGCTGAAAAGATTTCCGAACATCACCGTCCTCTGCGTATTCCTCTAATAATCGCCATAGTTTTTTACCGGTCAACTCCCAATTATTATCCACTGGTTCAATCCCGGGGCCGATTACGACATTTGCCCCAGCAGAATCACCAGCGTTGTCCATCATCGCTCGCCACGCCGCGTTTAGTATCCGCTGCAACCACGACATCATCCTCGGAATACCGATGCCCCATGGAGATCCTTTTACTATTGTCCATTGAAAAAAATCATAAGGCAAATCACCAGTGTCAAGCGCATTTAACTCTACTTTGACCGGCCTGTCATTTATAAAAACGACACATCCTGAAAATGATTGAGACAATTCATCATGGATTAGACTTACTCCCATTGCTTCGAGATCAGCTCTATTAATGTCCCCCGTGTACGTCCATTTTTCATATAATTCTCCCATACTGGCCGTTGTCTTTTGCACCTTATGCTTTCTCTCTTTTCCATCATACCCTGTCCGGACCCTTACTGGTTCCTCTTGAAGTATTTTTATTATCTCATCATTTATATAACCGGGAACTCCATATAAATCTCTCAATTCTTTAGGCCTGATATTATCAGATTCCCAGATGTACGCTGCTTTCGATATGTCTTCTTCTACGTCTGGGTCTGGATATATGTCCCAACAACTGACCTCTATAGATGCCGGCTCGAAATTTTCTGCCATGTCGAGAGTATGCACTTCTTTTTCACCTTCTGTGTTTGGTACCCATACTTTCGAAAGTCTTTTTACAACGTTCGGGCCTTTGATGATCCCAGTTCCTGTCCTTGCTGAACTGCATATTAGTTTCCTGGTTTCCGCGTTATATTTACATTCTGTTAACTGATCATCTATCTCAGTCTCCATCAATGCCATTTTAGCTTTTATTTTATCTAAATCAGATTTCGCCACATCGGAAACTTTCATCTCCTGTCCTGTCCCTTTTTCAATAAGCGGCGTTTGCGCGCCTTTCAGTGCAGCGATCCTATCATCCTTGAGTGCTTTAGATATTTCCGGGACAGGTGTCACTTCAAGAGCCCAATTCCTGTCGTCGACCGGCAGCATAATGTCGCTAAACCTTCCCTCTGCTGTTTCACATTTTCCTCTGATAATATTTACAACGACTTCGCTCCTGCGCCTATCACCCTGCCCATAATAGGCTTCCCCTGTAGCGTAATCTATCATACTACTACGATTTGCCCCAATATCACCACCATCAAAGGCATCATCATCATCACGCCACATCCTTTCTATCCCCGAAGCGGCTCTAAATTCGATAGCTTCATCCCGTTTCAGTAACAACGCTTGCGATAACGATTCAATCGCACTTTTTGCGTCAATCTCTTCTGTTTCTTTTGATGTTCCGTTTTCTTCCATCTAGTACCCTACTGCCGCGTCAAATGGTTTATAGCCAGGATATGTTATAACTCTTTTTAACTTTATTGCTTCATTGCGCATATTATCTGCATTCGCAGCAATATACCTAAAACAGTCTGACCCGTGTGAAAATTCGTCATGCATAGGAGTTGTTTCAGATTGAGTCTGTTTATTTATTTTACGCCTGTATCGTTTCAGACATTCAAGGAGCCTACCTGTTAATAAGGTATGGCCTTCTGCCGGGAATGGGTTAACTTTTCCGCACACATTGTTAGCATCAAAATACATCTGGTTGAATTTCAACCTGGCATTCCTGATCCCGTCCTCAATCCCAAGCTGTACTATTTCAATATCTGTTTTCTTCTTGGCTTCTTTTACAGCAAGATCCCAACCGAGCTTATTCATAATGTCGTATGTGCTTTTGCCACCAGAATTGAGCTGACCTGAGAAACCATCGTGTGGTAACCACATTAAGCCCCAATTTAAACGCAATGCTTTTAGCTCTGCTGACATGATATCGAGTTTGGTTTTTGTATATTCAAGGTATTTGATGATTCGTATCTCTGATAAATGCTTCTGAACCAGTGCAACACCAAGGCTGTCCGCCCAACCCAAATCCATAACAACGTGGACCTTTAAAGTCGGATCATATGGAATATTGCAAATTCTATTCTCGCTCTCTGCTAATGCTATTTCTTTCGCGTAGATTGCGCCTTCGACAGCCGGTCTACATTTTCCTTCCCAAATATTTTCGTATCCAAAAGGATCTGTTGCCTTACAATGTAGCCGTTCTTGGTTCATCAAATCACTGAACCATGGATTATCACGCCAATTCAATTCGGCTGATACTGTACCTGGCGGAGAGTTTATGATGAATCTCTCGTAAGTCGGATCAGTTTCAAGATCAGGATTAAAGGATATCCAAATCTCACTGTTGTCTTTCCGGATTGTCGGAATAAGAATAACCCAACTGCGATCTGAAATGTTTTGCCCCTCTTCAACCCAACAAATATCTATAGCCTCAATTGATTTTATTGATTCTATTGTTAGATTTGACAGTCCTGTAAATATAAACTCCGTACCGTTGTAACCTCTGATACTTGTTTCTAACACATCGTATATAGCCCCAAAACCTAATAGTTCGATTTGATCTTTCAGTAATTTGTGAACAGAGGCTTTAATGGAATCCTGCACCTCTCTTGCACATAATATCCTTAATTTGTACCTTGC